TCAGAAACATATCCTTCAGGCAACGAAGAAGGGTTGTCACGACTATTTAAGCCAATGAAACCCTTATCGCCATCACGAAGATATGTCTCTTGTTGAGCCATTAATCCCCAGATTTAAGTTTTCGGAGGATTTCCTTGCCCCATTGCACTTTCTTGGACTCAGCGTTCTTAACGCCAGAGTAGAAGCCAGCAACAAACAGGACAACAGTAGCAATGAGATAGATTAGAAGTTCAAACATAAGATTAAGTTCTCAAGACATCTTGATTAGACATCGTATTGTTGTCATAGACACTTGCAATCTGACATTGATGCCAAGCCCCGTTTTTACGAACATAGTAGTTGCCATCGCTAGGAGCATCAACAAAAGCGGAAGGAGAAGTTGTAAGCGTGGTAGAGTCAGGGAATGTAATTCCTGTAGCAGAAACAGTTAATCCAGAACCCATTCCATCCTGCATACGCAGGGTGTTAGCAGAAGAATCGTATTTAAATGAGTAATATCCAGACCCCATCGAGTAACCATTAAAGTTACCAGTTAGGTCAATGTTGGTAACAGAAAGAGTCGGAACTGTAAAGGAAGTCCAGCCAGCGTTTTGTCTGGCATAAAGGCTTCCATTGCTAGGAGCATCTGAGATGCCACCGCCACCGCCACCAGTAGCCACAGCCCAAGCCGCATTCTTACGAACATACTCAGAGCCATCAGAAGGAGCATCAGTAAGATAAGAACCGATAGGCTGATAGGTGCTACTAGCCGCAGAGGTAGTCAAATACGAAGTCATCCCAGAAAGCGTCTGGTAGGTGCTAGAGGCAGTAGCCGTGGTTAAATAACCGCTGATAGAAGCCCCAGCAGGGATAGTTACAACCCCTGTGAAGGTAGGACTGGCTTTAGGAGCGTAAGTGCTTGAGGCACTAGCCGTAGTTAAATACGAAGCAGAAACCCAAGTTTGCAGGGCTAGAGTGCCAGCGTTAATCTCGTTGATTTTGGATTGAGTAATCTCATTGCCAATTTCGACTACATTTGCTGGTAGATTAGGACTGATGGAGATGGACATATTGTTTTTGATGGATTGTTGTATGTAAGACTAATGCGTCTCATTACACCATCGAAAACGCAAGATGCACAGGAGTAGCCGCCGCAGAAGCAACAACACGAATAGTGCCGTTGTAGTTCTCAATGTTGAATAAAGTGGCAGGCTGAAGAATGAATCCTGTAGTATCAGTAGCGGATAGGATAATCGTAATCGTAGCCGTAGAAGACTGATTCTGGATGATGGTGCTGACACGCTTTTCGCCACCTCCAACAGCCGCCAGAAGGGTAGTGATAGATGTTCCGATATTAGTAGTCGAATGGGTAAACGACTTAAGAAGCGGAGTAGAGAGAGATGTTGCAGACATAAATTAGTAGGTGTTAGTCATATTGATACGACCAAATTGTGATTGCTGACGGAGGCTCTTATCGTATTCCATATCAAGAACTTCCTTAGCCTTGGCATCGATTGTGACCGCTTCTTGTATCTGTCCTTCTGAGACAAGCCAATTAGCGGCTGAAGCCCAAGCCATAAATGAAGAGAATATATACGGAATGTCCGTCTTAACCCACAGAGTAGGGTGGGTATTAGGGTTCTGACCAGCACTCGTAGAAGAGACTGTGCAAGTATAAAAGTTGCCAGCGTGAGGCTTGCCAACAACAGGAGTAAAAGAGCCTGTGCCAGAGCCAGAGTCAAAGTACGCCTGTACGCCCTGATAGTACACCACAGAGGGGCTATAGAGGTCTCCTGTAAGCACAGGACAGGCAAGTCGGTACAGATACCAGCCTTCAACGATAGCCGTGTTCAGGATGACCTTTTTGTTAGTGCCGTCATCGTACAGTTGGTACGACAACTGGACAGCCTTTGTTGTTTCCTGCGGGTTCTTAGTGAACACAGCCAGAATCTCTCCAGCCCCTGTAGCAGGGGTGAAGTATGTAACATTGTTTACATCAACTGTTGTGGTAAAACTAACGATGCGACAGATGTCAGCCCAGTTGTTAGCCTCCCAAGCCTCACGCATACGAGCGTTGCTGAAGTCACGGAACTGAGCAAAGGTGTCAGCCGTGATGTTTTGGCGGTCATTCCCAGAGTACTGGAGAGCGTCAAAGAGGATTTGAGAGTAGTTCGATGTTCTCATTTAATGAGATATCCGTCACCTGTAAAAATTGCCCCTTGGACACAAGTCCGCTTGATGCGGTTCTTAACTGCCACTTCGGGGTTATCTCTGATGAAGTCGTTCACAAATTGGTCATCAGACCAGCATTCCTTGCCGAGTCTGTGCGACCAATAGTGAAAGGCATCCAGAGGGATAGAGGCGATTTTCTCGCCAATACCCTCAACGCTTTTAGCGGCGTTGTTGTTGTGAAAAATAGCCGATTGCTTAGCAACCGACTTAGCCTTGACCTCATTCATTCTCCAGCCGTGCAGGAGTTCCTGCTCCACCCTATTTCTAAGGTGGGCAGGGACTGCATCAGCCAGACTTTGAATGATGTCTGACATCCTGCGTATTAGGCGGTGAAGTCAAACACCCCGAAAGCGAGGGGGTTGTAGACGCAAAGTCCAGCAACCGCTTCAATCATTCGGGCTTCGCCACCACCAGCGTTAGGCAGAGCCGTCACGCCAGCGACATTACCACCATAACGCACTTCGACTTGGTCAAACGGAATGACATAGCCGACGAATGTCGAGCCAACGCCAGCGGAAGCCTTGAGGTAGTGGGAAGGGTGGAGTCTCAGTTTGCCGAAATCGCCTTCAAAGATATCAACAGAGGCGATATAGGAAGACGATTCCGAATCACGATTGAAGGTACGAATGGCGGTCTGGGTGTTGGTAGAACCAGAGGAGGGCGTAGTGAACACGAGGTTCGTGAACGCTCTCTTCAGGGCAGTACCGCAGAGGAGGTCATAATCCTTGAACTGACCAGTCTGGGAATAGATGCCTGTGAGGACATTCTGAACGACAGACTCAGTAAGGGCGGCAGTACCAACTGTCGAGCGATTCGCAGTAGGTGTGCAGAACTGGTCGATGACAGGAAGGACGGAATCCTTCGTAGCAATCGGCTGAAGCCACTTGTGGAGACCACGAGTCAGGTAGGGGGTTGAACCACCAGCGTCAGCCTGAGCACCATTGTCGGAGCACATCGAGGCTTCCATATCACGCTTGATAGCCTGAATGCCCTTAGCGACATTGTTGGCGAGTTCATCACGCACACCAGCGATAGTCGAGATGTCCTGCGTAAGCGGGGACACACGGACGGAGCGTCTGTAGATTTGGATGTAGTTGCTGAGTTCAGCACGATAGGTGGTAGAACCATCCTTGGTGTAGTTATCGTAGGTGGTGACATCCGTGCCGTCAACTGTGCCAGTAATCTTCGGGGTAGGAAGAGAATCAGCCTGCCAGCGGAACAAGGTATTTCCGGGTTTGCTGCCCTTCTTAGCCATCGAGGTGAAAGGAGTATCCTTAGCATCAACGAGAGCAATGAGGTCAGCGAGTTCTTCTCTCTTGCCAGACGAGAAGGAGGGTTCTGTGAGATTAGCCATATAGGTATATAGGTTTTAGGGGTTTTGAATGATTACAGGAATCGGTTAGCGATTATAGTAGAAAGGTCATCTCTTGAGTTCGATGCAGAAAAACGCTTCTGGGCTTGCTGAGTCTTCGCATCCTTGGAAGGAACGGAGTTCGGGGCTGAAGAAGGTCTAGGCTGGTTGGGTGCTTTGTTGATAACTCCAGAGGGCTTGCCCTTGGATTCTCTAGCCTTAACGCCAGAGATGTAATCACCAATCACCATCTTGTAGTCAGGGAATTTTTGGATTTCAGGGAACGCCTTTAGGAAAGTCTCAGCGATTTGTCTGTCTCGTGATGCCTTATCCTTCCACCAAGGGTATTCCTTAGCGGCAATGGTTTCCATCTGATTGAAGTTCTGGAGGTACTGCATACGCTTAGGGAGGTGTTCTTCCATCGCATCAAGGGACTTGATTTTGATGTTTCGCACTTCTTCAGCGGAGTATTCCACTTCGTTTCCATCCTTGCCTGTAACTACTGCACCATCGGGGTTCATTTCGCACCAGCGTCTGATTTGCTTGGCTTGGTCAATCTCTCGATTAACCTCTTCTAGCGTAGACAGGTGAGCGTAAGGATTGCTCTGAGTCGGAATCTGTGCTGGCTTGTTAGCCTCTTGCGACAGTCTATCCACCTCAGAACGGAGTCGTTCCACTTCTGCTTCAGCCTCCCTGCGTTTAGCAGAGAGTTTGTCGATGCGTTTCTTAACACCTTTGGGCAAGCCCCTATCAAGTTCGTTATCTTCAGATTTGGTTTCTTCGGTTTCCTCGGAATCTGTAGACTCGTCCTGTTCGGTGGCTGTATCGTTATCTTGAGAAAGAACCTCACTATTCTCGGAAGTCGCTTGACCTTCCGCTTCAGTTTGCTCCTGCGAGACTGAAGGCTCACTATTTTCCTTACCGCCTAGGAAGGATTCGCTAACTATGTCAGCGAGTTTACTGATATCAAAAGCCTGCGGGGTGCTTTCGTTTTTCGTAGCGTTGTTTTGAGCCGTGCTAAGGTCGGCTTGATTTTCTGTTGTCATTAGATAAGGTCTAAAGTCCGTTTTTATATGCAGGATGTTGTAATAGTTCCAGAACTAGTAGCCAGTTACGGCTTAAATTTATACTAAGCAAGCACTATAGCACTTACATACCGCTTTCTGACGAACTATGGGCTTCAGAAGGTCTTCCTTGGTCAGCCAGCACATCTTCTCGTGTCTGGATAAGGATAGACTTAAAGGCTGTAAGGGCTTCAGCCCTACCAGCGTACCAAGCCCTGTCTTCTCCCTTATTATCCTTAGAGATAGCGGAGGCTACCTCAGAATCAATGGAAGCGTCCAAAAGCATATGAAGAGCCTTCCATAGGTCGTTATTCTTTTCAAACGACAGTCCTGTGATGATTTGGTTAGGGTAACGCATTACATCTGTTGCTCTTCAGCAGGCTGTTGTTCGTTGGCTTGGTCAATCTGCTGTTGCATCTGTCCAGCGGCTTGCTGACCAATTGGAGTTACCCCAGTACGACCAATCTGCTTATTCTGCTGTTGCATAGCAGACATCTGAAGATTCTTCATAAAGTTCTCAATAAGAGCACGGAAATGCGGGTCGGCTTGCATCTGCTGTTGAGCCTTGGGGTTCTTCCCAATGATGTCTTGCATATACTGCAACTTGGTCGGGGCGGCAGGGTCGTTTTCGACATAGTTCGCCTCGTTACCAAGCATCATCAAGCCGATGTCGGACTGGATGTCCTTGTACATCTGCTGGGAAGCGGAGGTCTGGTTAATGATGAGTTCCTTAGCCTTATCAGGGTCAATAGCCTCAATAGCCGCCTTAACCAACTTATTTTTATCGATAACACCACCGCCATCCAAAGGAAGGACGAACTGCGTAATAGCCTTGAGTTTTTCAATGACAAAGTTAGTATCCAGTTCTCGCACATCGTACTTCACTTGGAAGTCGTACATATTGCTAACGCTGGACATATTCTGCGGAAGGGCATTGCCAGTAATCTGCTCAATCTCAGCGGACTCCATATACTGAAGCATCAGCGAGAATGTCATAGCAAACGCCTCGCTCCACACATCAAGCCAGTTGTTAATGACGAACTGCTGGGTTGTCTGCGTCTTCTGAGGCATAATCTGCGGGTGAGGTAAACCAAAGTAGGAAGCGTGATTTAGTTCAACTCTGTCGATGAGCATAAACGCTACCTGTTGATTTTGGTCAGTAGGAGCAGGCAGGAACTTATAGTCATCCATTGAGGTGACAGGCAGGTGAATTCCTGGGGCAATCTTATTGATACCACCAAGACGCTTCTTAACAAGGATAGGAGGCATCGTAGTGAACGCTGTGCGGTCACGAATGGCATCGTGTTGAGCCTTGATTTCCTCTTGGTCTGTCATCGCAATCTCAGGAACGCCACGAGATTCCATAATGGCTCTGCGGGTGCGTTCTCTGCGGTAGATAACAAACGGATACTTATTGTGGGCGTATCCAAGCAGTCCGTGAGAGGCGTAATCCTCGCTACCAGCCTGAGGACAGAAGATAGTCTGGTAGATGCCTTGAACGCCATTCTTATCAATGTTACGGCTGTAGGCGTAAACCAGTTCAATAAGGTTGTCGTTGCGAGCAACCTGATAGTTAATCAAGGCGGCGGCTGGAAGCAGATTCGGGTCGTTGAATTGTGACTGCATTCCCATCACATTAACAGCCTGCTCAACAAACGAGTCAGACCAGTTTTCCTGAGCCGCCATAGAACGCAGTTCAACCTCCGTGATATAGGTTCTTCTGAAAATAACACGAGCCTTCTGGATTTCAATAGTCTCGGGAGGAAACGAAATTTCGTCGTAGGGCTTAAGAGCAACAATAAGCGGCAGGTTCTTTGACACGAACTGCTCAGGGATTTCGCAGACACCATTCTCACGCAATTCCTTGATAGCCTTTTTAACATCCTTAGGGTCAACCGACTGAAGGTACATACAGATGAGGTCTACAGCGTAGTCCTCCTGCTCGGGGTCTTGAATGGCGTTAGGAAGGTCTTTAAGCGATGTATTCGGGTCAGCCTGCACAGCCTGCTGGACAATCTGCATTAGTTCATCTAGTCGAATCTTTTGGAATCGTGTACCCATCTCCTGCTCCCAGATGACATTAAGAGCAGACCAGCCGTACTGCTGGGTGTACTGGCAAAGGAGTTCCGCTTCCTTGCGGAGTTCAGACCTCAGGCGTGACTCAAGAAGCCACGACATCAACACATTAGCAACAGAAGCGGACTCGGAGTCGCTGAATTCAGTCCCCTTGACCTTAACCTGACAGCGGTCAAAGGTCGTAACGCACATCGACACAAGGTCATTGATTGTGCGGTCAACAAGCCGTGAACGAACATCAGACGCTCCTTCAAACGGAAACGCAGGGTCTCCATCGGGGCGGTTTTGGCTGTGCTTCTTGCCATCGTGCGACTGACCTTCCCATCGAGAGAGCCGAATGTCATCGTTTTCATTGATGTTGGCTGTGTTGCCTCCATTTTGCGTAGAACGCTGATACTCCTTGTAAAGATACGGAATGTTCGGGGTGTCGCTGGCAAAAACCAGTTCGTCTTGGTTATTTTTGTAAGATTTCATTTAAATATTTTGTGAGGTCATCACGGAAGTACCTCTTGTGACCACCTTTGGTGGTGAAAGTCCTCACTTGACCATTTCTGGCAAGAGATTCAAGCCTTATCCGTCCAATTTTAGCAAAGAGCATCGCTTTTTGACGAGACAAGAGTGTCGGATAGTAGATTTCCATTAGTACGAGCCTCCTCCCCAGCCTCGCATAGCGTCATTTCCTTGATATTGAGGATTCATTGTCATTAGGTATCGCAAGCAGTCGATAGGGTCTTTGGTAGCCCCTTTATCTCCATCCTGTCCTGTCCACTCCTTAAGGCAGTAGATTAGGTTCTCACAGGACTCTGCGATATAAAGTTTAGGCTTGTTAAGAGGACTTATCTCTTGGTTGTAGTCGTAGGCAAAGCCGTCATTAATCATTGCCACGCCTTGCTCGATTCGGATTCCTGCGGCTGGCTGAAAGTGCATAGGGTTTTCACCATCGTCAAGCATCTCTATGAGGGTAGTGCCTCCTTCGTCAGTAACAGCCTTTGTACCGCCAGCACGAGGGTCGATATAACGCTCCCAGATGACCTCTCCGTCTTCTAGGTCTAGAATCATCTGCTTGTAATCAGCCAGAGACCGCCCTGCTCCGTTTCTTTGGGCTGTTCCTGCCTTTCCGTCAGGCTCGCCAGAGGGCAACGCCCATTCGCCATCTGAAGTGTCTGGGAACTCCCTGTAGACATATATAGAGCCTTCCTTGTCAACCCTCGCCCAGAGCATAAACCAATTTCTAGCCCCAGCAGGGTCGGTAATGAAGTAGTTCGTGCCTTCCTTAGGGACAGCCTCGTCTTTGACAACATTAATTTCTGGGTTGAATCGTGGGAATTGGCTACCGCTGACATTATCAGCCCAGCCGTATGCACGAATTTTAATCTCATAAGACTTCTTGCCAGCAAGGGTCTTCTTTAAGTTTTCAAAGGGGTTGTACGGATTGAGTTGGCTGTGAAACCACATCATTGCAGACGAACGATTAAACGACTTCGCCTTGTACGGCATATGACCACGAGGGCAACCCATCACATTCTGGGAGTCAGGGAGCAATGGCGATTCCTTGGTCTCGTAAATCTTAGCACCACTTACATATTCTTTTACTACAGAACTGTACCCAGAGATAGGCGTAAATGTGACAACCATTTTGCCCATACGAGTGACAGCACGATAGCGTAGCGTTTCAACCCAATCAAGCGGCACGAGTTCATCGCACCAGATGAAGTCAACCTCGCCACCTTCAATGACATCTCGCTTCTGAGCGTAGTTCATAAAGAAGCATTGGCTCTTGTTAGGCAGAATAAAGGTGTTATCGCTGAATCCGTTCTTTTGAGTGTACTGAACATTCTGAACTTTGTTCTTCCTTAGTTCCTTGAACTCTGAGGGCAGGTACTTATATATGACATTCTGTTGCATCTGAATGCTCGACTGGTTTGTCGTATGCAAGCACCACACCCTAGCATCTTTTATATTTATAAGCGTCTGGACAACTCTCTTAGCCGCCCATTCCGTTTTGGACGCTCGGTTACCACCAAGGATGAGAACTTCATTGTTCTCTTTTAGCAACTGGTCGGCTTCCTTCCAATGTGGCAAATCAAATCCGTGTCGGTAGGGGTCAAGTTTCTCAGCAAGTATCTTGTCCTCCCGCAGGGTTAAAATCTCAGCAGTCTTCTCAGCCCCTACTCGTTCAGCCAGTTTCTTGATGTCCTCTTGAGAAGGAGTAACAAGAATAGGATGAGGAGTGGGAGTGAAAGCCATATCAGTTCATTAAAGGGGATATCTTCCTCTTCGTCATCAACTTCATCTGGGATTCGCATTGGTTCATCACCATCAAATGGTTTAAAATTTTTTTATTTTAGTACTTTCCGTTGAACCTCGGGTGTCGCACGACTACCCATCGTGCTCCATCCCATCGTACATCGGCAGTCATTCCAAGACCGAACTTAGCGGAGTCTCTGCACAGCACGGAGTGTTCCTTGCCGTCAATGAGGACACCAATGACTCGGGGGTTGCGGTACTTGCAGTACACAGTACCACGCTTCTGCTCGGGGAAGGCAACTGTCTCTTCTGGCTTGATGCCAAGGTTCTCACGGAGGAGAGCGATGCCATCTTCCGTCCACTCAATCTGCCAGAGGTTCTCGGGCTTCTTGGTGGGAATCTTCTTCCAATGGGTGTTCTCGCAATAAGTCTCACGCAGACCCTTGATGAGGTCACGAGAGATGCCTAGGGCGATGCAGAGTTCCTTTTCCTTCATAGTCGCATTAGAAATGCTTATACTGCCTGCTGTCAAGCCGTTTCTTTACAAATCTTAAATATAGGGGCGGGGGGAGTCGAACCCTCCGACTTAAGCCTTATAAAGACTCCACTCTAACCGCTGAGTTACGCCCCCCAAAGAAGACCCGCAGGGACTTGAACCCCGACAAGGAGTACCAAAAACTCCTGTGCTACCATTACACCACGGGTCT